TTACACACAAACACAAGTTGATACTGCTATTACAAATGCAACTTCTAGTATTGTTATCCCAAGCGGTTCATCGCAGTCAATAGATGTTGTTGCCGCTGACTCTACACTATTAGTAGACAGTGTGAATGGCACATTAAACTCATCAGCACTTACCAAACCTATTGAACTTGACGATACTGAGGAAGTTAGGTTTGGCACCGACAATGATATGCAGATATATCACAGTGGCGTAACAGGTGTGGTTAAAAACACCACAGGCACTCTAGTCTTACAAGGTCCTATTGTTAGAATACAAGATGCTGGATCGTCACAGTCAGCCTTTTCAGCCGCAGACGGGGTTGCTACACTTTATCACACAAACACAGCAGTATTAAACACAACAGCAGGTGGCATACAAATAGAAAAAGGTGTTGAAGAAAAGTTTGCTACTCTAACAGGATCAACAGGAGTTGTAGCACACGATTGCGATAACGGACATGTGTTTTACCACACAGGCGCCTCGGGCGATATCACAGCAAACTTTACAAACCTAGGACTTACAGCAGAGTATGCAACCAATGTAACAGTTATTATAAATCAGGGTGCCACACCTTACGAAGTGACAGCAGTGCAAATAGGAGGAGCGGCACAAACCATTAATTGGCAAGGTGGCTCGCAACCTACAGGAAATGCAAACGGAATCGACTCATTCTCATTTACAATATTAAATGACGGTGGAACTTACGTTGTGCTTGGACAGATGGTAGACTTCACATAATGCCTTTATTATCAACAGCAACAGGTAGTTTTTTTGCAGGACGTAGAGCAAGTGCTTTCAGTGGTACTGCTTGGTCACCTTCAACAGATATAACTGCCGCCATTTGGTTTGATGCAAGTGATGCTTCAAGTTATACAACCAGTGGATTGGATGTCACCACAGTCACAGACAAAGCAGGCAATGCCACAGTCACAATAACAGGCACACCTGATATATCAACCACACTGGACAGCAAAAATGTTTGGTCATTTGATGGCAGTGAAGATTTAACTACCGACGAAATTGCACAAGCCAGCAGTGGCAATCACTGGGCTATTGGAGTAATGCAGTGGATCTCACGCAATGACCCACAGGATAGTTTTTGGAGTACAGAGACTACAAGTAGTCCAAAAAGAGACTATGCTATTAGTGCTGGCGTAAGTATGTTTGATGGCGAGTTGGACCTGGACGCATTGAGTTCAGACAGAATTTCATCAACCATAGGAAACAAACAAGACTTTGATTCAGGCATACCAGGGGGTACTTGGGTTATTATTGGTGCTATATTCAACAAGACAGGCAACCAGATTGCTGTGAGAGTTGATGGTGATAATGCCTTCACACCTGTAAATGACTATGATAATAGTCTACAAACAAATATGGACCTACGTATATTCCGCAATAGAGCCAACGAACGACTGCAGGGTAGGATGGCAGAGTTTTTTACGGTAGCAGATGTTCCAGGTACAGGCGGTACAGATATAACAGATTTTGAAAAAGCAGAAGGCTATCTTGCTCACAAGTGGGCACTAACAGGCAATTTACCTGTAAGTCACCCTTACAAGAGTTCGGCACCAACAGGATAAATACTGTATAAGAGGTATTTACCATGACACATTTCGTACGACTATTTGTAAATAACAAACATCAACTATCTGAATCAGAAGTACCATATTCTAGTGTACTAGAATCAGAAGATAATTTGGTTTATGAATTCCAACATTATACTGCGCTAACAGAAAAACAAGCAGATGACTATGCAGAAGCACTGTCTGACTACTTGTTAGAAAGTGGTATTGACGATTTTGATATTGAAATATCCATGAGCGAAAAAGATAGTTTAGCAGAAGAAGCAAAAATTGCACATAAAACTATTGCCGAGGATTGGCGCATCAATGTGCAACCTATACTAGAAGAAAACACAGGCAGTCATTACATGGGTGCATATGCGTTCAACAAGAAAGCTGAAAAAGCAATTAAAGAACACAAGCGGTTTAAAGAGATGCTTACCCTTGACGAGATAACGCTAGAAGAAGACGAAGACTTTCATGAATTGTTTGGATATTTAGGTTATGTCGAAGAAGCAGGTATTTTTGAAGCAAAGTACAGAGGACGTACAGTAAAGCTTAATAAGCCTATGCGTGGTGATGTAAAAAAATTCAAAGTGTACGTTAACAAACCAGGCAAAGGCGGCAAGAAACGTGTAGTTAAAGTTAACTTTGGACACGGCGGTACAAGTGCTAAACGTAAAACAATGCGCATACGCAAAAACAATCCTGCAGCACGTAGAAGCTTCCGTGCTAGGCATAACTGTGATAATCCAGGGCCAAAGTGGAAAGCACGTTATTGGAGTTGTCGCAAATGGTAGGTTGGGATGTTGCTAATGATTTCCTAGTGTACGCTAGAAACGATAAAGATTTTTACCCAAAACACTATTACCCTTGCATGAGCAAGATGAGTGATATTATGGATATGAAAAAGCCAGTAAAGCGTTCGCATGTAATGCCTATGCTTAAACAAGGTATGCAATCATATTGTGATAAATTTGATCTAGGTCCTGCAGATCAAGTATTCTCTAAAGAAATCGTTGATGATATATTAAAACGTATTTCAACTGAAGAAATGCCGTTAATACGTAAAGGTGAGTACAGATGCAGATAAGAGAACTGCTAAATGAAAATCGCAATATAGAATGGAGCAGCGTTTACGCTATTGGTCAGTATCATTATCAGGATATGCTTACCGCCGACGAAACTATTAAGGCTTTTCAAATGCTCGGTCTTAGCGAAAAAGAAGCAAAGAAATATCAAGGATTAGCAAAGCAAGGCCATCCATCGGGCATCGGCGAAAAGGGTTTAATACCAGGTGGTCAACTACCACTAATAGGCGACATACTTAATCCAATTAACTTAGCCTTAACACTAGGCGGTGGCGGTATTGCTGGCTTAGGTGCTAAGAAAGTCGGTGGTAATATTCTAAAGCACGGTATCACGCAAGGCTTAAAGCAATCTGCTACCCAAGCCGCACTAGCTGTAGTTAGAAATCCTGCTAACCTTGCTAAAGCAAAAGCGTATGCTAGAAAATATCCATCGTTCTTTAACCCAAAAGTACTGCGAAAAATGGACGGCATACGTACTGTTAAATTTAAGAAAAAAATAGCAAAGCTAACTCAAGAAAATAGAATTGCTATGCGCAATTTTGAACATGTTAAAAGTTTTGCCGCACAGGCAACAGGCATGAGCACCAGTGTTGCTCGTCAGTATATTGCTTCGCTAGCATGGCTTGGCGCTTTTATGGGCAAAGATATTTTAGAGTGGTCTCGAGACCCCGATGCTACCGTCGGCGATCTTGCTGCTAAAGTAGGCGACCATTCATTATGGGAAGCTGCGTTTATTCTTGGTGTTCCTGTTACTAAGATTATAGGCTTAGCTGCTAAAAAGCCAGTAACATCACTATGGAATCTAATAAAGAGCCTGTACAGCAAATACAAAAACGCTGGCAAAGTTGCTGGTGCACTTGCTGGAATAAGTGTTGCGCCTGCTATGACCAGCAGTGCTAACGTTAGCGTTTCAAAAGAAAGTGTTAACGAAGTATTTGGATTAGGCAAAAGAGGGAAACAAGCAGCATTTGCCTTCGGTAGATTAAATCCTGCTACAGTTGGTCATGAGCTTATGGTAAACGCTATAGCACAACAGCCAGGTGATGGCTTTTTGTTTCTAAGTGATAGAGCAGCTAAGTTGCCCACTGATCCGCTGAGTCCACAAGAAAAACTAGAATGGGCTAGATTAAGTTTTAATAATGTAGCAGTAGGCTTAGCAAAAACTGTGTTAATCGCAGCTGATAGATTATATAAAATGGGTTATACTGATATTGTATTTGTAGAAGGCGAAGATAAACTATTTCCACTAATAGAAAGATACAATGGTGTAGAAACTGCTATACATAACTACAATTTTAACAGCATAAAACAGTTTAGATTGACTAGAAATCCCGATGCGGAAGATGCGTCAGGTATGAGTGCTAGTAAAATGCGCCAAGCTGTGATAGATAACAATTTTGATTTATTTAGATCTGGGGTAACACAGCCTGCACAACCACAGGCACAGGCTATGTTTGATAAGTTAGGTCAAATTCTAGGTGTTAACAATGGATGAGTTAGATCAGATTCGTAAATTAGCAGGTATAAATGAATTTAAAGGATACACTGCCTACGAAGGATCTAATATCTCTGTTACAGGAACAGAAAAAAGACAAATAGAACGTGAGAAAAATATACAACCAGGTACAGACGACTGGTTTAAGCTATGGTTTTCTAGGCCTTATCTAAATGGACCTATTAGTTTTAGGGGACGCAAATGAAAATATGGGATATTTTTGAAGGAGTCGGCCGTATTACTACACAAAACCAAACTGTGGACGTAGGACCAAACCAAGTTAGTATAGAAGCTGCTAAATTTGGCTTTAAAGTAGACAAAGACGGCCGGCCTGCCCACACAGCAAGGGGTTCTAGTGTACACAAACTGTTTAATTTAGGTTTGTCTGAGTCAGTGCTTGTCAAATTAGAGCGTGATAAACGTAATAACATCTATGTACTTCATATGGTCGACAACGAAGACAAGCATAGAGTAGAACTGCGTGGCGAAAAAGGCTACGAAACTGGAAATTACAACAAAAACGATCGTTTACATCAAGTATTAGACGGCTTAGGCAAAGCAGTTGACCTTGGCGCACTGTTTGCAGGCGAAACTGTAAGTATAAATCCACATCACCCCGATGGCGAACAAGCATTAAATATTACTAAAGCTGTAATGACCAATGAACAAAAAGGTCCCTGCCCTGTAACAGGCGAAGCTGTGTGTAAATGTAATGATAAAAAACTAAATGAAGCTGGATCTGTAATAGGTAGAATTGTACAAAAGTTAGGTTTCGGGAAAGAAGCAGTAAACTCAGTATTTAGAATACTAAGACGCAGGCCAGGAAACAGCAGTTTATCAGACGACAAAGTACGTGCCATGGCATATCGTGCTGTACAAAGAGAACGAGAAGAACTTGAAAACGTTAAAGCTGCTACAAGAAAAAAACAACCATTTAAGTATGATCAAAAAATGGATGAATTACCTGGGCAACGTTGGGACGATGAACTAGGCATGTATGTAATAGACGAAGTTGCACCGCCAGGTAGAGAAGATCAAGTTCTAGCGCTTAAAGGAAAAGTTGATAATCCGTATGCAGTAGCATGGGCTAGTTATAACAAAAGTAAAAAAAAGAAAGCGTAGATGAAAACTTTGCTGATGGTAAGAAAAAAGGCAAAAGCAGACCAGGACGTGTAAAACGTTCAGGAGCAAGTTGCAAAGGATCAGTAACAAGCCTTCGTAAAAAAGCAAAAAAGTACAAGGGCGAACGTGGAAAAATGTATCATTGGTGCGCAAATATGAAAAGTGGTAGAAGAAAGAAAAGCTAGTTATGAAAATGAACGAAATAATTACTGAACAACAGGGTTTAGCAAAAATCACAACTAAAAGTGGCAAATCTACTGAGGTTGCAGCGCCTGTACAGGCACAATTTCAAGCTTTTGTAAATGATTTAGAAGCTACTGGATATTATATATACTCTATAGGTGGGTATAATCCAAGAAGAACAAGCAGTGGCAAGTGGAGTCATCATGCTCAAGGTTTAGCAATTGACATAAATCCAGATGACAATCCGCAAGGACCAACATTAATTACTGACATGCCTCCTAATATAAGTCAAATAGCTGCAAAACACGGTTTAGGATGGGGCGGAAATTGGCGCTCTTCTAAAGACGCTATGCATTTTAGTGCAGCAGCAAGAGAAGGAGGCAATATTCAAGTGTCTAGAGGACCTAATATATACGGAGGCGGCGCAAGCACTACTACTACCTCTGTAACACAACCTTCTGCTCCTATGGCAACGTCAAGTGCAAATTTACTTAGAAACACTGGCTCTTACAGTCCAAAACTAATACCGACAGTTAAAAAACTGCAAACAAGACTAGAAGAATTAGGTTATAGTGTTGGTTCAACAGGCATAGACGGAAAGTTTGGGCCTCGCACCGAACAAGCAGTACGCCGCTTCCAACAGGCTAATGGTTTACAGGTTGATGGAATAGTTGGTCCTGAAACAAGAAAAGCACTTGCTGCTGCAAAAGCAAGTACTAACACGTCCGGATACGGTAATGAATTTGATACTAAAACATCTGGGTACGGTAATGAATTTGATTAAAAAGGATATTAACAATGAGTGAATTAGCAGACAAAGTTAAAAAAGTACTAGCAGATACATTAAACAAAGACGTTGATATGTTTACAGAATCTGCAAATTTTATAGACGACTTAGGTGCTGACAGTTTAGATACTGTAGAAATAGTTATAGCACTTGAAAACGAGTTTGACATTACAATTGACGACGACGATGCTGAAAGTTTAATGACAGTCGGCGAAGTTGTTTCATATGTAACTGAAGCTGTAGGAGAATAAAATGAAAATGAATGAAATTACTGAAACTGCTACATCAGGCGGCACAGGTGTAGGCAATATTGCAGGAAATGCTACCGGATTTGCATCTGGCGGAATTGGAACACCAATTAGTCGTGTTGGCGACAAAAAGAAAAAGAAAACTGAAGATCAAAAAAAGCAGAAGTGATAAATATAGTATATTAATAGGAATTCATCATGGCTCGTAAAAAAGTTCAAGAAGGTCACTTAGGTGACATGGCATATAAAGCAGAAATGGATCACGAAGTGCAAATGGCACGCAGTGACTTATTTAAAGTTGCAAAATATGCTGTAGAATTACACGATATGTTAAAAAGTGTAAGTGAAGCAGAAGGTATTGAAGGTTGGCAGCAAGCAAAGATTACCAAAGCTGCTGATTACTTAGGCTCAGTTTACCATAGTATGGATTATGAACACAATCAAATGGATGTGGAATACACTACAAACGAGTCCGAGCAACTAGATGAAAATCCGTTAGGAGCCTTGGTAAAACTTGCTGCTAAAACTCCTATGGGCAAAAAAGCAGGCGAGTTTGCTGCAAACGTTGGAAAACGAGTATCGAAAAGTCGTGCTTCTACACTTGCAAATCTTGCATATACTCACGCTGCTGTAAAGACAGAAATCAACCAGCTAGTAGCCATTGCAAATGCTAGAGCAAAAAAAGGTGCTGTACAAATAGCTGTTTTTAAAACGTTGAAAACAAGAAATGATGCTCTCGATGCTGCTAGGAACTTAGGCCAAATGGCTGAAAGAGGCGAACTTGAACGTTTCTACAAAGGTGAGCTTGGAAATGCAGATGCAAAGATAAGATCTCTTATAAAACAAGTAGTAGAACTCGAAGATGCTGTTGATAACAACATTTCGAGAAAAGCTGTTAAAAAAGCACACTTGCAATTGATAAGATCTACCGACATTGCAAAAGAGATAATTGAACAAACTCAAGATGCTAAAAACAAATACGATGCTACTACTTCAGCACTTCTTATAGGCCTAGCAGGCGCATGGTGGCTAATAGACGCAGGTATTAAAAAACTTAAAGGTACTACCGATAGTGAAGAAACAGAAACACCAGTTGACGAAGCTGAAGTTGAAGAAGGCAACGAGTTTGCACAAAAAGTGAGAGAACTAAAAGCCTCTGGTGCAACACCTGGTACAAAGTTTAAAACATCAGATGGTAAAGAACACACTTTAGAATCTACAAGAAAAAGTGCTAATGCATCTATGTTACGCATTGTAGAGCAAGCTATTAGATACCAAGCAAGTAACATCGGACGTGCTGACGTATCGCCTAAAGCTATCAAATTAGCAGAAACAACTCACAAAGATGATTTGCGTAGGTTAGCACTTGATTTTAAAAAGCGTGTTATAGCAGAGGGACAATTTGGTGAAATTACACATCACGACGAAGATGCTACACAGTCTGAAGTACTAGTGAAGGGTATGGGTGTGTATCGCATGGAGCAACTAGAACAGCGTATCAAAGATCGTCTATCTAACGTAGCACAGTTAATGGATCGTGGCGAGCCAGATCAAGCAGCACGTCTATTAGATGCTAACAGTGGAACATACAAGTCTTTAATAGCAATGATGAAAGCTTACGCAGAAGCACACGACGATCTAGCATTTGGCGATCACGGTGGTTCTGGTAATGATGCTTCTTTTGACGGAGCAGCATCAGGCATGCGAGCTGCATATGGCGAATCTAAAAAGAAAAAGCCAGATGCTGACGGTGACGGCGTTCCAGATTGGGCAGATAAGAAGCCAGGCGAAGACGATAACGCTAAAAAAAAAGAAGTAGTTGAAGATACTGATATACCATTTAACCAGTGTCCTTCTTGCGGTGGCGAAATAGTACATGTAAGCGAAGCAGCTAAAAAAGGCGGAGGCCCTAAGGATGCTTGTTATCACAAAGTTAAAGCTCGCTACAAAGTATGGCCTAGTGCTTACGCAAGCGGCGCACTAGTACAGTGTCGTAAAAAAGGCGCAGCTAATTGGGGCAATTCAGGACAACGCTGATAAACAAGAACGTAAAGAGCAAGAAAAAATGAATATATTTGATATTGTTGAAGGTACACGTTGTTGGAAGGGACACACTAAAAAGGGCATGAAAACCATGTTCGGAAAGCGTGTGCCTAACTGTGTCAAAAATGAAGACTTAGATCCCGAAGGGCCCGAAGTTACCATTGGTGACTACACTACAACACATTTCTTTATGTGCGGAAGTGCTATCAAAACAGCAGAAAAACATGCTGATAAGCCCGGGATAGAAGGTTTAATACGCTTACAAGATATATTTTACAAACTAGAAAAAGCAGTGATGGACACTGGTGAATCTACAGACGAAGCAAAAGAATTTGCACATACATTGCATGATGAAATAATGTCTCAAGCTAGAGAGATTGGCATTGAAGAAGAAGTTGCTGACTATCAGCAAAGTCATTTAAACAGTGTTGTAAAAGGTGATCCCGAGCCTGGGTTTGGACGTGTAGATTTAAACGAAAACCTACGTGATTGGTTTGGTAAAGGTAAAGAAGGCGGTGCAGGTGGCGGTGGCTGGGATGCTTATGATAGTTCAGGTAATCGCATAGGCAAGTGCGGTGATACCAAAGGAAAGTCAAAGCCCAAGTGTTTGAGTAAGAGTGCAGCATCAAAATTGCGCAACGCAGACAAAGATGGCGATGGTAAAAAAGATGGCAAGGCGGGTATAGCCCGTGCAGTAAAACGCAAGCGTAGAAAAGATCCAAATAGAAATCGCCGCGGTAAAGCAAAGAATGTAAAGAACTAAAATGTATTTGAGAGAAGTTTTTGATAAAAAGTACGGGCATGATACTAACAGTCACGTTGTAAAACACAAAGATGACAACGGAAAAGACTTCTGGGCTGTATACAATAACAAAGGTGACATTGTAAAATTATTTTATTCTGCAAAGAAAGCAAAAATCTACGCAGAAAAAAATCATGATGATCTAATGCAAGACAAAATTGTTGCTGAGAAATGGTCTCAAAAATACAAAGACAGTATTAACTGTTCTAACCCAAAAGGCTTTTCTCAAAAAGCCCATTGTGCAGGAAAGAAGAAAAGAATGAACGAAAAAGAATACAAAACAAGAGATTATGTTTCTGCTCTTAGACAAACAAAAACATTAAAGAAAGAACAACCAAATCATGTTCAAGCTGCACAAGCACTTGCACTTGCTTCAGCTGGTGAAGAATTAAGTGATGAACAACAAAAAGCTTTAGGCCCTTATGTTACAATTTTTAGCACACTATTAATTGAGCCACGATACCGTGAGCGTTTACACAGTATGATTAAGATGCTTAAACAAAGCAAATGACAAATCCGTTAGTTGACGATACAGAAGAAGATTTTGTATGGCAACGAACTAATCCAGATAAGCTTTGGGTATTTGATAAGCTTATACTTTCAAGAAAACTAGGTTACACATGCGGACCGACCGGTATAGATGTGCCTAAGCCAGCACATTATATTGTACGCCCTTGTGTAAATGCTTTAGGATTAGGTCTAGGAGCAGAAAAAAGATGGATAGAAAAACTAACAACAGATTTACCAATAGGTTTTTTTTGGTGTGAATGGTTTGAAGGTAAACACATAAGCGTAGACTACAATTATGGTAGACAAGTGTTAGCTGTAGAAGGTTTCAAAGATTCAAACACTTTTACAAAATGGAAAGTATGGCGTAAGGTAAAAGATCAAATTAGTCTTCCAAGTGTGTTAGAAGAATATAAAGATGAAGAATATTTAAACTGTGAATTTATAGGTAATAAACTTATAGAAGTACACCTACGTAAAAATGAAGACTTTAACTATGCGCAAGAAGAATTTATCCCTGTTTGGGAAGGTGAAAATACTGTTGCTCCAAAGGGATATACATATATAGATTACCCCGATATACACGGAAGAATTGGAGCATTTGTCAAATAATAGTTGACTTTTCTGTATTTTTATATTATATTTAATTATTATTAGGAGTTATTTAATGAGTGATAGAGTCTATGGTCCTGACGAAAAAGGCAAACTTGAACGTATTGTAGCTGAAGGTGTATCTGTACTGCAAGAAGTTGACGATTTACAAGCAGGACTAAAAGATACAGTAAAAGCAATTGCTGAAGAATTAGATGTAAAACCTGCACTAATCAATAAAGCGATTCGTGTTGCATATAAGCGTGACTGGGATAAGCATGTAGATGATTTCCAAGATCTTGAAACTATAGTTGCAACAGTAGGAGTTGATAAGTAGAGTATGCCATACGTTGACGCTTTTTTTGACAGAGATGCAGACATTATTAGAATTGTAGAACGTATTGAAGGCAAGCGTGTTTTCAAAGACATTCAAGCAAAATATACTTTCTATTACGCAGATGCTGCCGGCAAATATAAAAGCACACACGGCGAGCCTCTTAAACGTATTGTGTGTAAGAACACAAAAGAGTTCAAAAAAGAACTTGCAATAAACAAACACTTAAAGCTTTTTGAAAGTGATACTAATCCTATCTTTCAATGTTTAAGTGAAAACTATTTGAATCAAGATTCACCAAAACTAAATGTTGCGTTTTGGGATATTGAGACAGATTTTGATCCTGATAAAGGCTTTGCTCCGCCTGAAGATCCATTTATGCCAATTACTGCTATTACAGTATATTTGCAATGGTTGGAAGTTCTAGTTACAGTTGCTATGCCGCCGAAGGGCTTGCCATACGACGAAGCAGCAGCGATGTGTAAAGAGCGCTGGGGTGAAGAATGTATCTTGTTTCCTAACAGTAAACAAGGCGAGAGCGATATGCTTGAAGCATTCCTCGACTTGATTGAAGATGCTGATATCCACAGCGGTTGGAACTCAGAAGGTTATGATGTACCATATACAATTAACAGAATTGCCCGTGTTTTAAGTAAAGACGATACACGCAGATTCTGTCTATGGCAACAATTGCCAAAGCGTCGTGAGTTTGAAAAATTTGGCAAAACGAGCGAAACGTATGACACTATTGGTCGTGTACACATGGATTATCTTAATCTATATAGAAAGTATACATACGAAGAACGTCACTCTTACAAACTAGATGCCATTGGCGAATATGAAGTAGGAGAAAACAAAACTGCATATGAAGGTACACTTGATCAGCTTTACAACAATGACTTTGAAAAGTTTATTGAATATAACAGGCAGGACGTTGCACTACTCGATAAACTAGATAAGAAACTGCGGTTTATTGATCTTGCAAATGAACTTGCACATGCAAATACTGTGCTACTGCAAACTACTATGGGAGCAGTAGCAGTGACGGAACAAGCAATTGTTAACGAAGCACATCGTAGAGGCATGCAAGTACCCAATCGTCGCGAGCATGAAACAACAGGTGCTGCTGGTGCTTATGTAGCCTATCCGAAAAAAGGACTACACAAGTGGATCGGCTCTATGGACTTGAACTCACTGTATCCTAGTGTAATTCGTGCACTAAACATGGCTCCTGAAAGCATTGTAGGACAACTTCGTCCCGATGCTACCGATGCAATGATTCACGAAGCTACTACCCTTAAGAAAAAATCATTTGCAGCAGCATGGGAAGGACATTTTGGTTCGTTAGAGTACGAAGCTGTTATGGAACAGCGTAAAGACTTTATGATCACAATAGATTGGGAAGAAGGCGGCAGCAATGTATTAAGTGCAGCCGAAGTTCATAAACTAATTTTTGACAGTAACATGCCTTGGATGCTTAGTGCAAATGGTACTATTTTTACACATGAATTCGAAGCTGTTATTCCGGGTATTTTGAAACGCTGGTATGCTGAAAGAAAAGAACTTCAAGGTAAACTTAAGAAAGCAATTGCTGCTGGCAATAAAGCTGAAATTGAATACTGGGATAAGCGACAACTAGTTAAAAAGATTAATCTTAACTCGTTGTATGGTGCAATTCTAAATCCTGGCTGTAGATTCTTCGATAAGCGTATTGGTCAAAGTACAACACTCACAGGTCGACAAATTGTAAAACATATGAGTGCCGAAGTTAACAAAGTTGCTACTGGTGAATATGATCATGTAGGTGAAACTGTAATTTACGGCGATACAGACTCAGTTTACTTTTCAGCTTATCCTGTATTGAAAAAAGATATCGACGCTGGTAATATACCGTGGAGTAAAGAAAACGTAATTACTCTATACAATCAAATAGCAGAACAAGCTAACTCAACTTTTCCAGACTTTATGCAAAAGGCGTTTCATTGCCCAAACAGTAGAAGTGACGTAATTGCAGCTGGTAGAGAAATTGTTGCAGAATCAGGTTTATATATTACAAAGAAACGATATGCTGCACTTGTAATCGACGACGAAGGCAATAGAAAAGACATAGATGGCAAAAGCGGAAAAGTAAAAGCAATGGGCTTAGACTTGCGTCGTGCAGACACGCCGCCGTATATGCAAGAATTTTTAATGAGAATTTTAACAAGAGTACTCGAAAGTGCTCCGCAACAAGAAATTCTTGATATGATTATACAATTTAGAAAAGACTTTGAGTCACGTCCTGCATGGGAAAAAGGTACACCCAAACGTGTAAATAACCTAAATAAGTTTAGAACACTCGAAGAAAAGCAGGGCAAAGCCAACATGCCAGGGCACGTAAGAGCAGCATTAAACTGGAATACACTAAAAAGAGTACACGGTGACAAATACTCTCAAGATATTGTAGATGGTATGAAAACTATTGTGTGTAAGCTTAAACCAAATCCACTAGGTTATACAAGTATCGGATACCCAACTGATGAACTTAGACTGCCGCAATGGTTTACAGAATTGCCATTTGACGATGCTGCGATGGCTGAAACTATTATTGATAATAAATTAGATAATTTAATCGGTGTGCTAAACTATCCGTTGGAAGACACAAAACAAAATACAACATTTGCAAGTTTATTTGAGTTCGAATAATGAAATTTTTTGTTACAGGTTCACGCAGAGGCTTAGGAAAAGCATTAGCGGAAAAATATGGTAATTGCGCAAGCCTAGAAGAATGCGATATTTTTATTAATTGTAAACATGATTGTTTTTCACAAGTTGAACTATTGTATGATGCTGCTGCACTAGGTAAAAGAATTATTAATATTAGTAGTAATAGCGGTGACGGAAATAAACCAAAACCGCATATCTATGCAGTAGAAAAAGCTGCGCTCGACAAAGCAAACGAACAACTTTACTATCAAGGAGTGAATACAACTAGCGTAAGATTTGGATGGTTTGATAGTCCAAGAGTTGCACACGTAGATGCTTATAAGATGAGCTTAGATTATTGTGTAAATGTAATCGATTGGATATTACAACAACCACACAGAGTAAAAGATATAACTATTACACCCGACCAAGGAGACAAAAAATGAAAATGGGTTTCACTGCAAGCACATTTGATTTGCTGCATGCTGGTCATGTGCAAATGCTTGCAGACGCAAAAGATCAGTGTAATTACCTAGTTGTAGGTTTACAAGTTGATCCATCTGTTGATAGGCCAGAAAAAAACAAACCAGTACAAACATTAGTAGAAAGATTTATACAACTAAAAGGTGTAAAGTACGTTGATGAAATAATTTGTTATCAAACAGAAGAAGATTTGTTAGACATTTTGAAAATTTATCCTATAAATGTTAGAATTTTAGGCGAAGAATATAAAGAAAAAGAATTCACTGGTAGAGATCTGTGTAAACGTAAAAATATAGAATTATATTTTAATAAACGTGATCATAGATTTAGCTCTAGTGATATAAGACAAAGAGTTTGTGATGCGTTGAAAGAACCAGCTGCAACATCTCCGTGGTATAAAAATATTATTCCACCACGTAAATAACCTAAATATTTATTGACACTAGACACAAAATACATTACAATACATAATATTGGAGAATCATAATGAAAGATATTTTACAAGACATTGTTGCACATACACATACTCTAGGTCTTCCTATGGTAAAAGTAAGTGTAAGCGATGCAAATGACACTGTTATTGAATCAATGGCCGAAGATCGCAGTGTAATTGTTACAGCTAAAACGCATACACCTGTTGCAGAGTTTAATGATACATTTGGTATGCCAAACTTAGATAAACTTTCTTTGCATCTTAAGAATCCTGAGTATCGTGAAAACGAGAAGATTGAAGTTATTACAGATGTGCGCAACGGCGATACTATTCCTACACACATTCATTTTGAAAATTCTAGTGGCGACTTTCATAACGACTATCGCTTTATGAGTAAAGCTATTATCGAAGAAAAGCTCAAAGCAGTAAAGTTCAAAGGTGCTACGTGGGTAATCGTGTTCGAGCCAACACTTGCTAGTATTAGCAGACTTAAACTTATGAGTGCCGCACATTCAGAAGAGCCACTATTCCGAGTATCTACAAGTAACAATAATTTAGTATTCTCGTTTGGCGATGCAAACACACACGCTGGTGAATTTATTTTTGAAGCAAATGTAAGCGGACAGTTACAGCATACTTGGTCTTATCCTGTAGCACAAGTACAAAGCATTCTCAACTTAGATGGCGATGTTACAATGAGTATTTCTGATCAAGGTGCTATGAAAATTACTGTAGACAGCGGCATGACTACATACGACTATATTATTCCTGCACAAAGTAAGTAATGAACACAAACTTAACTGAAACACAAAATGATTATGCTATATTTCTTCCTGCACTAAGTGGTTTTTATGCCACTTATGTAGGTAAGCAGCGCTTTGACGAATATGTTTCTGCAGATCGAATTCCCAGTAATCTACCTAATGGCATTGAAAGTTTAAACTACCTAAACAAAGATGAAGGTAAATTCCAATACAAGTGGACACTGTACTCTGCTGGACATGCTGACCTAGATACCACTAAAGAAGCACCAAAAGAAGATATGGTGCGTAATAGAGATAGAGATAATACTTGGGTACTAGGCGACTCAGGTGGTTTCCAAATTGGTAAGGGTGTATGGGAAGGTGATTGGAAAGATCCTAACTGTCCTAAAGCACACAAAAAACGTGACGGTGTGCTCAAGTGGATGGATGCATACATGGACTACGGTATGATTCTTGATATTCCAGCATGGGTATCTAGATCAGAAGCAGGACAACGTGCAACAGGTATTAGCACATACCAAGAAGCTGTAAATGCTACACGGATTAATAATGATTACTGGCAAAAGAATCGTACAGGTGCTTGTAAGTTTTTGAATGTCCTACAAGGTGAAAACTTTGATCAAGCTGACGACTGGTACGAGCAAATGAAAGACTTCTGCGACCCAAAGCTGTATCCAGATACACATTTTAACGGCTGGGCAATGGGTGGTCAAAACATGTGTGATATCGAACTTGCTATCAAGCGTCTTGTTACGCTACGGTTCGACGGGTTATTAGAAAAAGGCATACACGATGTTATGCACTTCTTAGGTACTAGTAAGCTAGAATGGGCTGTACTGCTTACTGACGTTCAACGAGCTATTCGAAAGTATCATAACGAAAACTTTACAATTACGTTCGACTGCGCTTCTCCGTTCCTTGCTACTGCAAATGGACAAATTTATATACAAACCGAAACTGAAGATAGATCAAAGTGGGTATATCGCATGGTGCCTAGTGTAGACGATAAAAAATACGCCACTGATGCTAGAGGCTTTCGAGATGCTACACTAGCCGACGGTATTTTTGAAAACTTCACAGATTCTCCAATTAGTGACGGTCTTAAAGTAAGTGACATTTGTACATATGCCCCTGGCGACTTAAATAAAATAGGTAAAGAAGGAAAAACTAGTTGGGATTCTTTTAGTTATGCATTACAAATGGGACATAATGTATGGAGTCATTTGAATGCTGTGCAAGAAGCAAACAGACAGTATGATGCAGGTGTTATTCCTAAAATGTTAGTAGACGAAACATTTGATAGAATATATTTTAGAGATGTTGTAGAACGTATTTTTAGTATAGACAACCGTGATCGTGCATTAGCAGAAGTTGAAAAACACAGAAACTTCTTTTTAACTGTGATTGGTACACGAGGTGCTGTTGGAAAGAAAACAATAAATGCTAGTGCAAACTTTAATAAGTTTTTTGAGTAAGGAAATTAAATGACAATATTTGTAAAAGAAGACTTTGTATCACATGCAGGCCTTGATCTTAAATGGAAAATTGAATGTGACGGACTTACTGAAGACGACTGGGAATGCCTAGGACTTATGATCTCGGAAATTGAAAATCGTCCTTTTTCAAAAGTAGTTGG